GAAAGCTAACGAGATCCACTTCCTGTTCGGGAGTGAGCTTCTCGATCTTCTTTTTACTATTAGCCATCTTCTTACTATTAGCCATTTACTTGCTCCGTGCTGCAATATCCAACTATTACATTATACTCTATTACTCTACGCATGTAAACTACTTCTTTC